CCCTATATCACCTGTTCCTTCGTCTATTCTTGGTCTTCGTGTTGTTTGTGGTAAACGAATTTCGTCTTCTGCTAAACCAGCTAATTCATCTGTAGTTGTTCCAAATTGAGGTTGAAATTGAGCAGCTCTAACAAGAGCATCAGCATCAGTTTGTGATTGTGTAAATTGTCTTGCTTTTTCATTTGATACTGTTTCACCAAAATTGTATTCATCTATTTCGTCTTCAGTTACTAATGATGCAAGTTGTCTTGCCTTCTGTCTTTCTGCTTCTCTATTGATTGATGCAATATCTGATTGTTGCAAACCTGATAAGTCTCTTGCATTTACTTCATTTGTTACTGCTGTTGCAACTTCTGCGTTATTAGGTAAAAGTTCATTACCTAAAACTTCTAATTCTGATGGTAAGTCTGGATTTGTTTCTCTTAAATTTTGTTCATACGCTCTATATTTAGCCATAGCTTCAGCAGCTTTTACAGCCATTAGTCTTTCTTCTCTACCTTCTCGTAGTCCTGCAAAAGTTAACATCTGGTCTGCAAGTCTATTTTCAGTTTGGGTTTTTATAAGCTCTTGTCTTGGAGTTTCATTACCCTCAATAATAGAATCGATTTGTCTATTATAGTCATCTAATCTTTTTATTCTGTCTGCTATTTCAATAGGATTTTCTACAGGTCTAAAAGAATCTCTTTCTCTTTCTGCTTCTGTTGCTCTTCCTATTCTTGAACCTAGTCCAGCAAGTGACCTTGCTTCTGCTTGTGCAGCTCCAGCTGTAGGTGCTTCAACTGTAATTGTGTCTAACTCCCCATCAGGAAGAGTAATGCTTACATTATAAATTGCCATTTTATTTTATCCTCCCATAGGATTTACTCTTGGACCAGGTCCTCCTGGTGTACCTGGTGGAGCTTGTCGAGGATCGCCTACTCTAGGAAAACCCTGCATTTGTGATGATACCACTCCACCATTAACTCCTGGTGGTCCTTGTCGTGGTGGTTGCTGTCCTGGTTGTGGAGGTTGTGGTCCTTGAGGAGCTTGTCCTCCTAGACCGAATTGTTGTAATATGCTTTGAAATTCTAAGTCCTGTGCAGCTTCTTTTTGCTGGTCTTGCTTCATAGTTTTTCTCAACATATCAATATAAATCATAGCCTTATCTTGTTCACCAGTCTGCATTAATCCTTCTATCAAGGTTAGTAACAAAGCCTTTGGTTCTGTTACATGAGCTTGCTGTGCAGATATAGCATTTTTAAACTGGTCTACATCGTTTATCTGTAATACATTCTCCCATATCCATTCGTCTGGTGCAAGTGGTCTAGGTCCATCTCTCATCATTTGTGCCATAGTTACTAATTGTGGTTCGTCTTGTGGCATACGTACACCAAACTTGATGTCGATAGCTCCTGCTCCTTCTAGGTCAGCAGGTTTTATTTCCTCATTAAAGTAACTTGCAATATCGTTGTGTCTGCCTCTAACTTCCATTGAATCAAAACCACCCATCTCGTATTGCATTGTTACGATTTCGGTTATCTGTTTGTAACAGGCAGTAATACCTTTTACTCTTGGTTCTATCTGATGAGCAGAACCTTCTTGTAATATTCTTGCTGCAAATCCTGAGATAGCAAATGGAAGCTCACCATAACTTACGTTACTCAAACCACCACGTTGGATTTCTCCTGAGATCATACCTACAAACGCTGCAGTATCTAGTGGCATTGTAACTTCATCCATCAATCTAATATCAGTACCAGCAGGTAATGGAACTTCACTTCCATCCTGCCATGGATCAGCATCAAGTGTAGTTGTTCCATCTGGTGAAATAATTTTGTATGGTCTTCGGACTGCTCTTCTTACTAGAGTTTTGTATGCACTCATAGCAAAGTTTAGGTCGTTGTATAGTTCTCTGTTTGCTGAGAATATAGACTCACCATAATCTCTAGCAGTATCGTCTCCAGATATTTCGTCTTGTACCCATGGTGCTGGACCTACAGCTCCTAAGAATACTGGCGCACATGGTTCGCCATTTGCATCTTTTACATTGTGTTTAGTTAATTTTTTACCAACTTGCATTTCATCATCGCCATCAACAACCAGTACCCCATTCTCTTCTCGTGAATAGTAATCCCAAACTGTAATACCTGATGACGATTCTCCTTCAATAGAAGGTTCAACGTCTACGTTATACATTGATTTTATGGCTGATGGTGATCGTTTTGTTTTATGTGCTAGCCAAATAATTCCTTTTTCATCCATCTCATAACAAATGTGTAGTGGATCAAAAGGTGTGATGTCTACAAAAGTAGAACCATCTGCATGCTTGTTCAGCATTGCTCTTCCTGCATACCATCCTCGAAGTACGATGTAGAATGCTAGTTGTTCCCTGACTGATGGTTGTCCGAATCGTTGCATTCTTTCGTCTGCAAGATTCAATGCTCCTATAACAAATTTTTCTTTTTTGTTTCCAGCAGATCTATCGTCTACCTTGGTAGTCATTGGAACTTTTATAGAAAGTTGTGCGTTTGAAAGATAAGACATTATTTTGTCTGCTAATATTTTTGGTGCGTTTGATGTGTAGCTTTGGTATCCAGTTCCTGCATCATAAGCGTTCATACGATACAAACCATAGTCTTGTTCGTACCTAGTTCGTCTAGTACGAAACCCAGGTGACTCCCAAATTGTTTCAATTTTATGTAGTATATCTTCTAGTGTTTCTTTAGCCATTTACCACCTGTTTACTGTTATTAATTTTGTTGCTCCTGCAGCTCTCGCATATCCAAAGTTTACCACAAGTCCATAGGTTGTCGCCTTAATTCCATGATTAAAACTATCCCTTGGTTCTCTTCCAACAACATTTCCTTCTCTGTCAGTTCTCCATGTGTAGACATGAATCTGGTCATCAAAAGGATTTGAACAACCACCCAATTCTGAAATTATACCCTTACATTTTGGATTAATAATTAGATTTGGTTGCTTTGTAGAAGGATTTTCTTTCAAAAAGGTATTAAATCTTTCCACTCCATCTAGTATACCAACTCTTTCGGATTGCATATACAGTCCTCCAAATTCTAGCCATGTGTCGACAGGTCTTGATTCCCCAATATTGTGTGCAGCTATGTCGATTACACCATGTTCTACGTCTTTCCACCATGGTCTCATGGTACAAATCTCTATAATTTCCTCTGTAATCTTTTCTCTTTCGTATATTTCGTCTATGATTCTTACTTGTTCTCCGATAATTTGTACAGCCATAACTGCGTATGCTGACTTTGTTATCTGTGAGTACCCTGGATCTACCCATAAGTGTACAGGTTCTTCCATTATGTACTCTGCATCCTGGGAAACGTGTTGTGTTGAGTCGAACATATTGTGTACAAGTCCAGAAGGAGGTGCAGGTTTACCAGCTACACGTTCATTGAACCAGTCGTCTGAGTGTAATCGTTCCAATGATAGTATTTCAGGATCTTCTCTGCCTTCTGGGTACACTACTTTGTTGGTCCATGAGGGTAATGAGAAGGATATTGCGTCATCTTCTGCGTTATAGAACTGCCATGACTCCCATTGTGATGGATACCAACCTAATGACATCTCAAACGTACCTTCAAGAAAGAGAAAACCACGTTTTTCTGCTATTCTTCCTCTAAGTCTTAGGAAAGATTCGTGGTCTATCTGCGATGCTTCGCAAGCTACTATCATTCTGGGTGCTTCCATCGCTAGGCTTCTATGATCTTGTGCAGATTTGGTCTTTATTTGGAAAGTTCCAGGTGTTTCGCTAGTTCCACAGGCTACTGTCATGACTCCTGGATCTATTCTTTTGGTCTGTTTTATTAGAAATCCTAGTCTGTGTAGAATATCGGTTAGATAATTCCATTCTGCTCTGGTTCTTTCGTAGTCTCTAGCTACCAACCACACAATATCACCATCTTCAAACTCATCAAGTTTGCTAATTATGGATAATGCACCAAGAAAACTCTTACCAGCTCTCTCACCACCAGCTACAAGTTTGATTCTAGCAGGATGATCTAGTATTACTTCCTGTTCTACCCAAGTATCTAGTCCGATACCTTGAAGTATTGCTTTTCTGTCTTGTGGTAAAAACATATTTCTCTTTCTTTCTAGTTTCAGAATAAAGCCAAAGCCTCCAAACGTAGGAGGCGAATCTTCAGCCTGGAGACTCAGCTGTTGAAGGATAAAGCTTGTTACTTGTACCTATAAAAAGCACCTGTTTTCCTAATGACGAACCAGAGAAGGAGACACGCCAGATACAAATCAGACCTTCAACACTAATATTCTATTCCATAAACAGTATTTGCACAAGATAGCAGTAACAAATGTGTTACCAAGGGTGTTACTAGGTGTTACCAAACTAAGGGAAAACCTATGGAAAGGGTTAAATTAAATATAATATTTATGAAGTAATCCTTTTAAGGTAATTACGAATAAATATTATTAATATTAATTAAAAAGAAACACGTATATACTACGTATATACTGTAAAGAAAAAGATTAAGCATACTAGACGCTAGTAACACTCTAACCCTAAAGGGAGTGTGACTAGCTAGATCCATAAATAAGTAACATATGTGTGAATGAACTGTTACTTGTGTTACTACTTAGTTTATTATTATAAGTTATTGCATATAAATACACATACACTTATTGGCTTTTGAATTGTCAAGATGGTACCTACAACACAATACATACATAATCCTACAGCATACCCCCTCTTATCGTACAATACTGCAATATATACAACATCTATCCTCTCCTCCCCCCTCTCCCTCGGCAAATATTTTAGAACATCTGTTCTGTCAAGTACTAAAGTACTGAATATGAATGTCAAGTACCAAAGTACCTAATTCTTCACGTGATATAGAAATTTAGAAAAATACGAAAAATAAACTAAATCCCCAATTTATAAAATTCGTCTAAATTGATGTAATATAATGTTGACAAATGCACATTGATACATTACAATTATTACATAAGAAAAAAATAACTTAAGGAGTTATAAAATGATACATACAATGAATAAAACAGAATTTGTTGACTCGTTCATGAGGTGGGATACATACAGTAAAAATTTCTCTTATGAGGGTTTGCATTCTTTGTTTGATTATTTAGAAGAAATGGAAGAAGTAGAATTCATCCAGGAAGAACAATACAATGTAAGGCCCAGAGAGGAAGTTCCTGATCCTATAGCAACTGCAGAAGCAGCGGCAGAAGATGACGATTTTCATCAATGGATT